GATGGGATTCGAACCCACGACCTTCTGCATGGCAAGCAGATATCGAAAACACCCCCGCATGCGGGTGGGGGTTTGGGAGGAGCATCTTACCGGTATTTTACCGCCGAGCGCTTCTACACATGTGCTCACACATGTAGTCATGACGTGTCCTTTTCGGACCGATCGTTGGGGCTGTCATTTCTGGCGGCACTCTTTGCCTCATCGATAAACTCTCCCACGTCGCCTTCAGCGAGAGCGGTCAGCCCGCTCATGATCTCCGTCTTCTCTGAGCCCTTCAGGTTGTGGATCATCGAGATAAAATCGGTCGTCATGAGCCAAAACATCGCGCCGACGTGGAGCTGCTGAATCAAGATGATGCCCTGCTCCTCCGCCGCGCTTGCAAGCACGAGCGATCCGACGATGATGAATCCCCACTCGATGGCCTTAAAGCCGGACCGCTTCAAGGCCGATGGGCTGAAGGTGATGTGGTTATACCGGATTGTCCCGAAAATCCCGCTCAAGAGGTCGAGGACAAACATCGTCGCGGCCCCCAGGATCAGCCAATCATCTGCGTCCAGAAGGATCTCGTACCCCTCCACGATGCGCGAGAACAGGCTCGCCGCGAGGGTGGCAAGAAACGCGATCGTCCCCTGTATCGGCCACCAGTCCGTGAGCGTGCGCAACGGGTCGGCAAGGAAATAGTGAAACATGGCACTCTGGCGGTGGGACGACAGCCATTCGGCGAAAAGCGTTCATGTCGGATCATACTCCACGTGAATGTGGGAGGGGATCCACTCTCCATTTTGGCCCTCGCGCCACTCAGCGATCACGTCGAACTGCGGCCCGAGTCGGTCTTGGAGGCGGCCAGCGGTCTCCTCGTGGTCATCGAGCATCCACACCCGCAGGTCGAGCGCCTTGTCCTCGTAGTGGAGGGAGCCGCTCATGTGGCTTCCGTCATTGGCCGACGTAATCACAAGTCGTTGCGGCTCAGCCGCATACTCGCGGGCGGCAGCCTGGATGATGACCTCTTGGATGTCGGTTTCTGCCAGCTCAACCGACTCATCTTTCAGAAAAAACGACGCGTAGCTCCTGTTCTTGCGGATCACAGGTGGGTGTCTTCAGGTGGGGGTGTGACCGATCCTACTTTAACGCTTCTGCTTGAAAGAATGCGCCCGTGGTCATGGTCGAATCGGCGCAGACGGGCACGTCCATACCACTGCAACTCTTCCAGTCCGGCCTCATGCGGTAGGCGACCCCTGCGCTCTTGTCATAGACTTCCAGCCTGAGAGCCGCGCCGGCCGGCACGCCCTCCGGCACAAACTCGCCCGCCTCGGCGGCCGCCAGCGTCACCCCCTCGCCAGAGACCGCTCCGTAGCCGGCACAGGTGCCCCCGGGCGAGACGACCGCAAGCGTGTCTCCCTCCTCCAGGGGCTGGCCGGTAGGGAGCCGGAGCCCCGCCTCGCCCGGGGCGTGCAGCGTAGCGTTGTCGATGGAGGTGACGCACTCATCGGCGTACCGCCAGGTGGGCTCCGGTTGCATCACGGCCGCGGATAGGCTATCAGCAACCTCCCAAAAGTCACTGATACAGTCAGCCCGCTTTTGGAGACCGATGGGCGGCTCAATCGTAGCTCCCTCGCGGAGGAGGCTGTCCGCCACGGCCCGGGCCTGGCCCGCCGCCTCGTGCAGCGTAGAGAGCTGCCAGTTCGGCGTCGACGGGCACCGAAAGTACCACTCCGCGCCGCCTTGCTGGGACCACCGGCCATACAGACCTTCCGCGCCATGATAGACGCAGGCCACGTCCTCGCCGGCCTGGTCCTCGTAGCACTCAATCGAATCCGGGTCTGCTGTAAACTCGTCGGGGAGGAACGACGGCTGGGCCGAGCAGGCAGCCAAAGCCCCGCACGCGAGCAGAATCGCGGCCGCCAAAAACAAGGATCGCTGAGGCAGTCTCATGGCGCTCTCAAGTCGATTGGTCAGGATGGAATTTGTGACTGGGATCATAAATCCCGCGGCGGTGCTCCCAGAGCGTTTTGTCGCTTATGCCGAGGGTGTCGGCAATTTGGGTCCAGCTGGCTTTCGGCCTGAGCGCCTCACACCGCTCCCGCACGATCGCCTCGCGGGCTTCGCCGAGCGTCATCCCGCCGTGCACCGCAGGATCTGGGCTCTCGGGGGGCGAGTCCTGAGCCTGCTGAGGCTGGGCCTGTGGTGCTTCGCTATGTGAGGCCGCGCTGGTGGAGGCGCGGGACCCGGCGCGACGCGTGTGCGTGCTGCGGCGCCTGTGCTCTTTGAGCAGTTGGATAATCCTGTACTCCCGTTGCATCGAGCGGGTGAGGTACTCGTCCCACCCGATCAGCACAGCGGCCGACACGACGACGTTCTCCTTTGGCGCCTCATCTCGGTGCGCCTTGTCTCGGGGCGCCTCGTCTCGGCGACGCGAAAAAAGATCCAGCACAGCTCAGGAGGAGCTATCGCTAGGGGCAAGGCCAGTCACCTCGTTGAAGATCGCCTCCCCGATGTCGGTCGACTTGCGCGCGAGGTCGAACGCCTCCTCAGAGGACAAGTCCACAAGCTCCTCGTCGATCTGTCCGGCCCCCTCGGCTGCCTGGGCCCACGAGTCGCGCACGTCGCCGTCAAGGACCACCTGCACCGCGTCGACCGGGTCAAGGCCATCTTGGACTTCTTCGAGCACCTTCAGCGCGGTCTCTTTGGCCGCGTCGAGCAGGTCGACCGTCTCCGTGATGCCGTGCGTTCCAGGGTTGTCTGATTGAGAAGATTCTAGTTGAGCGTTTGCCATGGTATGGGGCGCTTCTGCTTTGAAAAAAAGATAGCGAGACCCTTGAAGGGCTACTATTGAAAAATCGTGATGCGCAAATAAGTGACACTAGCTCAGCGATACGGTGCCGCTCAGTGTCGCGCCAGACGAGTCCTTCACCTCGAAAACGAGTTCGGAGTTGGCCTCGTCTATCCACGCGCGCCAGGACCCATCCTCCAGGCCCGACAGCGAGGGCTGGCTATTGGGGGCACCCATGACGTCCGCGTGCCGATCTTCTGTCACGCTGTAGCCGCTCGGGTAGTACGTGCGATCAAAGCTCACTGCCTTCGTTCTCGAAAATAGCCCGCCCAGATACAGGGCGTTCAGGGTCGTCGCGCCCCCATCGCCCAGAAAGGCATATTTGCCTGATGGGTTGCGCTCCAAAACGATCGCTGTGTTCTCTGGAACGAACGAATTTGAGAGCGTATGCGAGCTAATGGCGATCGACGACTTTTGATTTCCTGCAGACTGTGCCCCGTCGACCGTCACCGTTTCTCGCACCTCGTTCAGCTTGTCCCAGAGCGTAATCCGTTGCCCGTCCGAAAGATTGATAGCCAGTCCGCTGTTTCTGGCTTTCTTGAGGTTGACGTCGAGCGGTAGGCTCGTGATCGTGTCGCCGCTGGTAAGATCCGAGCCGAGGTATGCCACCTCCGCCTGGGAGGGGAAGACGTGGAGCTGATCGAGGTGCACATCGCAGCCACCCCCACCCCTAAGACAGAGGTTCTGCGAGCCGAGAAACCTACAATTTGTGACCGTCACGGTCCCTGAATCTGGAAGACTGATGGATTGGTTTTTTGTCCAGTACTTTGTTGAGTCTGAAAGCGTTATAAAAGTATCATCATGGATTTTGACATTTGATTTTGGACTACTCAGCACATCAAGCCTAATTCCTGGTCCATACCACCGATTCCCGGACAAGGAAAGGTCGCTACACGATTCTACGACCAGTGCACGCTTCTGTACTTCCCCGGACTCGTGCACAGCATAGACCACGTTATCGGTGAGCTTTACCTCCCCGGACGAGTTGAGCAAGATCGCTGCTTGCTCGGTGGCGTTGGGCGGCGTCAGCCCCCGGATAAGATTGTCGCTGATCACATTCTGCGTAGCAGACGTGAAGTGATTTGGCTGGCTAATCACGCCTGCAGACGCTTTGAGTTGGATCGCCTGAAAGCAATTTAGAAAGGTGTTGTCTGTCACCACATTCCCCTGGCCGTGCATCTTCACGCCGGCTGAATTGGGTGTGACGGAATCATTGAGCAGAAACCCGCCTGCCCGCTTGAAGACGTTGTTCGCCACCACATTCCCGATCGAGTTCACGTTGATGGCGATCGCGTCGTCTCCTGTTTTCTCAAACACGCAATCCGAATAGATGCAGTACCGGGACGAGTTGCAGGCGAACCCTTCCCGTCCGGCACGGCGTACGGTGACGTCTCTAAACGAGCAGAACGAAAGTCCGCCAAACGCATGGATGGCTTGCCTCGACACGTCCTCGAACGTCACGCGGTGGATGTGGATGTTTGTGTGAGGCACATCCTCATTGATGGCCGCATTTCCACTGTTGATAAAAATTCCTCTCGCCGAATTGTAATCGCTGTTTGAGCTGATATCGTGGCTGAGCGCGAAGTCCCTGAACGTGGTGTTTGACCCTACATTGTTGATGATATTGTTGGAAGGGTCCGTCTCGACGATGCGACTGGCCTCCTCTCCTTCGCCGATCAGGCCTTTGGCGCCTGTCCCAAGCGAAAGAGTCCCCGTCTTGCGGAAGGTGCCGTCCGTAAGGTGGACCCACTCTTCCAGCGCATTTGCGCCATCGCACGCGGCCTGCAGCGCCGCGTAGTCGTCAGCGTTCCCGTCGCCTACGGCCCCATAGGCGGCCGCGCTGTGGACGCCCTGCAGGAGGCCCTGCACCTCCATCCGGACGTAAGGGTCAAAGGAGACGAGCGACTCGTCGTAGGGCACGGCCGACGGCGGCAGGCGGACGACGCCCGTGTTCGCGGCGCCGTTGTTGGCGGCGTACGTGATCGCGTCGTCGATGGCGCTCTCGTCGTCCGCAAACTCAGCGCGGCGCACGACCTTGGCCTCGGCGCCCTCGGCGGTGGCTACGATGTGCCCGGCGTCAATCGCCGACTGCGGAATCGTTTGCTTTGGCAGAGACCCTGTCGTCAGGCGCCCGGCGTCAGAGAGGTCCGGGCCGGTCTCAATCCAATTGGCTCCGTTGGACTTGTAATACGCGGTCTCGCCCACCACGTACCAGATTTCGCCGGAGTAATTCGATGCATCGACGGTGGTGCCATCGGCTTTCTCCAGGGTCGAAGAGCCACTCTTGGTTTCTGCTACGCCGTCGATGCCGCCGATGGTGGCCAGGTCGCCCGCCGCCTCCGTGGCTCTGTCTGCCTCATTTTTCGCGCGGCTTTTCGCGTTTTGAAACTCGGTGCGCAGGGCGCGCAGCTCGTCGTCGTTTTTGAGTAGCGTGACCCTGGATTGTGGCATGGGCAATCGGTGATTATTCGTGCTACGCGGAAAAGTGAGTCAGCTGGCGTCCTTGTCGATGAGGAGGGCGCCCTCGAAGTCGGCCTCGAGGTCCTTGACCCGCACGCCTTGCTCCACGGCGGGCGCGATCGACACGAACGTAATCTCAAATGCGCTCCCCTCGTACTGGATGGTCTGCCGGTCGGTGGTAAACGCTCCCTGGTTGTTCTGAAACTTGAACGTCTTTTCTCGGGGGGGCATCGGCTGAAGCGTTTGTCTATTATGCAGTGCTGGTCGACGTGAGCACGAGCACGGTGCCGGTGCTCGAGGTGAGGGCCACCTTCGTCTGCGTCTTTTCTTTGCTCTGGCGGTCGTAGGCGGGAATGCCGTGGTCGAGGTGGTCGCGGAGGGTCCGGTCGCGCACCTCCCAGTCCAGCATCACCGCCTCGATCAGCTGGCCCGGCGCCGCGGTCGCCCGAATGTCCACGACGTACCCGGGCGCCAGGCCGTAGCGGAGCGGGAGGCCCGCGTTGTAGCTGCTCCCCTCGAGCGTCGCCGACCCGAGCTGGACGTACTCCGCTTTCGGGTCGGCGGCCACGAGCACCAGCTCCGCCTCTGTGAGCGAGAGCGGCTGGCGCAGGTGGACCTGCCGCATGCGCCCGAGCGTGCCGAGCGGGCCCGGCTCAATCAGGGCCGTCTGCACGCGCACGTCGAGCTCGGCATCGGTGTCCTGCTCGTCTCGGACGAGGGTGCCATCCCCCCGGACGGCGTGCCGGCCCCGCCAAAGGGCCGCGTCCCGCCGCTGGCGGGCGAGCGTAGACCAGCCCCCCTGGCTGATCGAGAAGCACCACGTGAGCGCCTGGGCGTGCACCCACAGCTCCTCGCGAAAGCGGCGCTGGTCCTCGTAGTGGGCGAGCGCCGTGTCGGGACCCATGCTGCTCAAGACGTCCTCGGCCGGGTCGTGGATCGGGGCCGAGAGGGCGGGCGTCTCTTGCTGGGGGCTGAACGCGTAGACGCCTGTGTTGAGAACGGCGACCACCTTCCCCTTCGCGGTCGTGGTCGCGCGCCGCCCGACCAGGCCCTGCCCCTCGCCGGCAGCCAGCACGCCTACGCCTTGGATAAACGGATCGGTGCCGACCTGAAGGGCCCGCACGCTTTCGCGGCCGAACAGCACGATGGGGTACTCCCCAAACTGGCCGCTCGACACCTCTTGGCCGGTGGCCCGCATCGCCAGGATGCGATCGGTGGGCGTTTCGCCGGCAAACAGCACGTTCTCGACGTCCAGATCGAGGGGCGTGTTGGCCTGCGACCAGATGAGGCGATTCGGGTTGCTGTCCTCAGCGCCGCGCGTGAGGCTCTCGTCGCCGGTGAGGGCCGTGACGTCGAGGTCGACGCTCATGTTGTCGGCCTGGGCAATTGCGTTGATGCCGGCACCAGCCGTCGAGCTTGCGCTAATCGTAATGTCGTATTCGCATTTGATCTCTAAAATCTCAGCCTCAGGCGGCGCAAAATTGCTCAGCGTCACGCTGCTGGAGGTCTGCGAGTTGCCGTTGCTTCCTGTAATCGAGTCGCTAAACGAGTCGAGCACGGCCCCGTCCGCCGCTTTGACGCGCACGTCGAGGGACACCTCAAAGCTGCTGCTGCCGTCCGTGTTGTTCTGGTCGACTTCAAGCAAATAGTCGAACGCGACCGACTGCGGCGCGCCAGTGCCGGTCGGGTCGACCTGCCCAAACTCAATTGTTTCTGCCACGCTTTCCTCGACGGTACGGTCTGTATCGCCAGGCGTATCCAGCGCCGCTTCAAGCCGGAAATCGTCAGTCGGCGCATAAATGAACCCGTCGTAGTTGCCTTGTTCAAAGCGCCGGTGGGCCAGCGGGTCGACGGGGCCTCCGCTTCGGTTCGTCATGTCGTACGGCTCGCCCGGGGCAATGTCGGTATAGGCGAACCCGCCTCCAGTCGGCTCGTCAAACCTGCGGTCGCTGCCGGGGGTCGTGGCCTCCCTCCATGTGGCCGCCTCAAAATCGCCGGTGTAGTCGGTCGACACGAGAAACCGCCAGGATTTGGCGCGCGCGTCCGGATAATAGATGTAGCCCTGCGTGTACCCCGCTGCGTCTTTCGATTTGCGCGTTTCGACCTGCGTAATTGCGGTGCTATCAAATGGCAGCGGGTCGCTGTGCACCGTGACGTCACCGAGCTGCGTCTCAACCGTCACCTCCAAGACCAGCCAGTAGTCATCGCCTCCAGCGTTCTGAGTGCCGCCGGTCCACTGAAGCATCTGTTCCAGATCAGGGCGGTGAAGCTGGTACGTCGTGTCGCCGAGAATCAGGCGCTGGTTATAGCTATACACGGCACCGGCCTCAATCTGGTGGGCCCGTAGGCCGGTGCCCTCGTACGTCTTTTGAGCGATAACCTCGGCCTCTGTAAGGTCCATCTTGAAGCTCTCCCCAGCGTCGTAATCTTTGAGGCGCTTTACGATGCGGGCCGCGTTGTTAATTGGCTGCGTCGTTGTGCGGGGCGCTCGTTCCTGAACTGAACGTTCAATGCCTTCGAACACCGGCACCTGCGCCAGAATTACGAGGGTTGAAAGGCGTGGCGTCCAGGCATCGGGTACCGGTCGCTGCCGTTCGATCTGGACGCGAGCAGCCCAAGACTCGTCAAAAATGCCGCCCACCTGGCGCGCCATGAACGGAGGGCCGGCCGGGCCAACTGTGCCATCCTTCAGTTCCCATGCAGCACGAAACAGGACCGTGCCGGGCGAAAGGCCCGTGTCTGCTTCATACTCTTCTTGTGCAGAAAGAATTGGCAACGGAGGCCACTGGACGGGCGTGGCCGTGTCGTCCTTCACTTCCAGGAGGACTTCCGGCTCGCCAATTCCGCTCCCCTTCGTCACGGCAACGAAAAGCGAGGGGCCGACCTGCGCAAACGTGGCCCGCCGCGAGTCGTCGCTCGAGGAGAACGACCACAGTGGTTTCTCCGCGTAGGACTGGCCCGGGTCAATGACGTACAGGCCGTCGGCCCTGAGTGCCACCAGTCGCTGTAGGCTTTGCCCTGGGTCGCCCGCCGTGTCGGCCGCGTCCCCCACCTTCTGCCGCCGCTGCCAGCCGAGCGACAGGATCCCGGTGATGGCGCTTCCGCCGGCGCCCGTGGGCACGCTGGTCCCCTTCGGCACCTCCCACAGGCGCTGGTCGGGGCGCCCGGTGGGCACGAGGTTTTCCAGGAGCCGGCAGTCGCCGAGCTGCGTCTGGTGCCCCGTCGTGACCAGGTCGATGCCCTGGAGCGGAAATGTGGTTTGCTGCTGCTCGCCCATCGAAACAGGAACGTTGTTAAGAGTCGTCTGTGGCCTCGCTCAGGGCCTGCTGCGGGAGCGGCATCATGCCGGCGTCGATCTGCCGAAGCATCAGGCGCGCCGCCTGCTGAAGCGCCTGGGCGCCCTCTTCTTTCTCAGCAGTAAGCACGTAGGCGCCGGCCCAAAACACCATTGGGTGCTTGAGGTCCTGCGGCACCTCCTCCGGCGCCAGCTGTGGCGCGAACAAAAAACGGTCGATCGACGGCCCCGACCCTTGGGGCCAGCACCGCAGCTGTTCGCCGTTTCCGTCGGGAGATGGCACCTTCGTCACGACCGGATTGGCGACGTCGGAGCGCGTGTGCGGGTCGTACTGCCGGCGCACCCGTTCGCCGCGGGGATCGTGCAGGCGATACGCCTCCTTCCCCCAGCTGGCCAACCGCAGCTCTAAAAGCTCGAGAAACGTGTCCGGGAGAGCCACCTCGCTGTACTCGTTTGCGTTGGTGACCGTCTGGTCCCTCCCGTCGTCGGCGATGTGGTCGGTCGCGGCCCTTGGCGCGCCGTTAAGGGTGGTCCGCATCGCGGCCACGAGGGCCTCGTACACGTCGGCCGCGTTGGGCCCAATCGTCTGGCCGGTGGCCAGCACCTGGTCGGCCCAATACTGCACGTCGCTGATGAGGTCGTCTTCGGCCTTGGTGCCGTCGTAGGAAAAAGAAGCCATGAGAGGAAGGCGTTACCCAAGAATGTTGTACCTTCGGGCGCCGGTGGAGGGCTTGGCCGGCTCGTCGTTGTGGGCTCGGAGCTGGCGGGCGGCCTGCTGGCGCCGCTCGGTGCCCAGCTGGCCCTCGCCCACCACTTCGGTGAGCCAGCGCCCCGTCGTTTCGGCCACCAAGTAGTTGTCCAGGTCGGCCGGCACGTGCTCCACGACCGTATCCAGAAGGGGCGCGTCCTGCACCGACTGTGGGGGGGTGTCGCTCGCGGCGCCGTTCATCAGCACCTGCAGGTCGAGGTCGCATTCTTGGTCCGGCACCGGGAACAGGTACAGGCGCTGCTCCCAGGCGCCAATGTGGGTGGGGCGTCCGGTGTCGGCGCTCGGGGCGCGGCCCCACCGGGCGACCTCGGCGCCATGCGCCACCTCAATCGCCCAGGCATTGGTCCCGTCCTGCACCGCGCCCTCGGCAATTTCGTCGACGTAGGGCGGGCGCGCCACGTATTCTTGGCCACTGATGGTCGGCAGCACGATCGAGGTCGACAGGCGGTCGGTTTCGGTGCCGACGTCCGAGACGGCATCCTCCAGAAAATCGCGGAGCACGTCGTCGTCGCCGGCGGTCGGCGTCGTGAGCGACCGGCCGGCGCGGCGCTCCAGGGCGCCGAGGGCCGTCCGGACGCGGTCGTAGACCTCCGCAGCGCTCGTAAGCACAGCTTAGCGGGGCGTTTTGTGTGAGGAAGGGGGACCGGGGCCTACTGATTGGGCCAGCCTGCGAACGTGTAGCCCTGCTCTTCGGCCCACTCGGCAATCGTGCCGACCGTGTCGTTGGTCGTGACCTCGACGGAGAGGCCAGAGATCGACTCCAGGGCGGCCAGCGCCTCGGCCTTGTTGGAGACGTTGTCGATGACCTCCAGCTCGCCTGGGTCGTCGCCTTCGGCGTCGGGGTCGCTTTCGGGCTCGGGGTCGCTTTCGGGCTCGCCGAACTTGTCGGGGACCGGCACGCCGGCCTCGTCGAGCAGCTGGGCCACCTCGTCGACCGACTCCGCCTGCTGGAGTCGCTCCTCCAAGCTGGGACCGCCGGCCTCCTCCTCCAGCGCCTCGTCGTCACCGCGCAGGTGGATGTGGTCGTCGCCGCCATTGCCCCGAAAGTCGGGGTGCCCCTCGATCATCTCCTGCTCGCCCGGGTCGCCGGTCGTGTAGCGGCCGTTTTGAAACTGGATCACCGTCTCGGCGGGCCGTTCGACCTCGACGAGCTCGCCGGCCCGCTCCTGAAGCACCGAGCGCCGGCCGGGGTGGATCATCTTTTGGGTCTTGCTCGAAATATAGGTCTTTTGCTCCGCCATGGGTCGGGGGTGTCAATGAAACGAACGGCCCCACCCTGGGCGCAGGCCCAGGGCGTGGGCCACCGAAAAGGAAAGGCGCGCCGCTTACTCGAACGAGTCGGTGTTGGCGTCGCGGACGACCGCGTGGGTCGACTCCTTCCGCACCTCGACGGTGCTTTCCTCGAGCCACTGGTCGGCCCGGCCGTCGACGTCGTCGGACTGCACGTCGCGGTTGATCGTCATGGGCCGCAGGGTGCGGCGGCGCACGTTGGCGGGGTCGATCACCAGGCCGTAATTGGTCTTGCCCAGCTCGGCAAAGTTCTGGTTGTTGATGAGCGCCAGCTCGCCGAACGACGTCTCAAGTCGAGTCGCCTCGACGCCAAGAATGTTCTCCTCGCGGGTCGACTGGAGCGTGCCGCTGGAAATCAGGATCTTGTCGATCTCGGCCGTCTGGTTCGGCGTACAGAACCAGAGGCGCATCTGGGAGCCGTTGTTGCCGGAAAAAATCTGCTGCGCAAAGTCGATCAGCGTCGCCTCGTCGAGCGACCCGGCCGAATAGGTCAGGTCGTTGCTGCTGAGGTAGCGCGTGATGCCGTTCTGCATCGTAATCTGCTTCCCCGTCGACGGGTCGTTCACGATCATCCGCTCGCCGAACGCCAACGCGTTTTCGAGCTTGCGCCGCAGCTCAAAGAGGTTCTTGTTCCGATTCCGGTTCCAGTCCTCCTCGGTGTAGTTCTTGGTTGCAAGGCGCGTCTCGGACGCGCTCACGACCTGGTCAAAAATCTGCGTGTAGTTGTAGAGCTGGTCTGGCATGGTGCCCTGCGGATCGCTCGCGGTGTCCTGCTCGCTCTTGGCCCGGTCGAGAACGATCACCGCCTCGCCATCGGCCACGTCGGGGACCGCGGTAAAGCTCGTCTCATCGGCCGACGAGTCGACGCCGTACACCGTAATGTCTGCCCCGCTCACGGACTCGACCCACAGGAGCGCCCCCTGGTCGTTGGCGTTGTCGGGGAGGTACACCCGGTCGTTCGGCTGAATGACACCGGCGTCGTTGATGGTAAAGGTTTGCGGGGACGCGCCGCCGGTCTGGGCACCGTCGAAGGATGTCTGGTACTCGATCGTGTCGTCTTGCTCCCACTCGACCTTGACCGCGGTGGCCGGCTCGTCGGACATCCCGACGTTGGCCTGTTCCATCCGCCGCATGATCGTATCGAGCGAGTACCGATCCGGCCGCAGGCGCGACAGGACCATTGAGACGTCCCGCACCTTGTGGTCGTCGGGCGTCGACTGCTCGGTAATGTCGGACACCTGGGTCGCGCCCAGAAGCGTCGGCACCAGCAGGGCCCCGAGGCCCGCGGCGCCGTAAACGGCGACGGTCAGAACGGCGAGGGCCAGCCCTGCCGCCCACGTCCAGGGCGACCGGAGGGCCGTTTGCATCGGAGACAGAGAGTTGCGATCATGTGTAGGCATAAGCTTCAGCGGTTGGTGCTGGAGTGCAGTGTCGCCCCTTCGCCGCCGCGGGGAGTGATCCCGCACTCCCCGCGGGTCGTGGCGGAGGGGCGTTTGTGGGACTACTTGGGTGTGGTGCTATTTTAGCAGGTTGCGTGTCAGTCAAAGCGAAAAGTCGTCGACGTCGAGCTGGGCGTCGTCGAACGACTGGCCAAGGTCTTGGAGCAGCTCCTCCCGCTCGGTGGTCTCCGTCGCCGGCTCGGAGGAACCGCTCGGCTTGGGCAGGCCGTCGCCGAGGCGCCGCTCGCTTTCTTCCTCATGGGCCGCCTGGCGGCCCTCTTTCTTGCCCTGCTCGAACGCCTTTTGGCGCACCGTCGACAGAATTTGGTCGGCGTGTGTGGCGATATACATGCGCTTTCCGAAGTCGGGCGGCAGGTTGCCGTTTCGGTCGCCGGCCAGGTATAGCGTTGTCTCCTGCACGAAGCGGTCGAACGCGCTGTCGTCGAGATCGAGCTGTTGCTTGGCGCCCTTGAGCGACTGGAGCATCTGATCCTGAATGTTGGACTCGACCTCACTGAGCGTCTCCTCCTGCTTTTGCTCCTGCTGGCGCCGCTCCTTGGCCTTCTTGCGCTGGTGCTTCCATTCGGCGTAGGCGTCGGGGTCGTCGGTCGGGTCCGGCGATTCGATGTAGGGCTGAAACGCGGTAAGGACCGCCTCACGTGGGTCGGCGCCCTCGTTGAGAATGAGGTCGACGAAGTCCTCCATCTCTGGGACCTTCTGCTCGGTGACCTGGTCGAGCATCCGCATCGCGTCGGACAGCTCGCGCTCCTCCTCGATCGCCTCGGTGAGGTCCTCTGTCGTCTCGACCACGCGGTCGGGAAACCGCATCTGAACTTCGTCTTTGAGGCTGGTCGGCAGCGATTCGGCCTCCGGCGTTTCCTCGCCGGGTGTGTCCTCGTCAGTCGGCTTGCCGCCGGTGTCGTCCGTCTCCCCCGTCGCCTCTTCTTCGGCACCGGGGCCCTCGCCGGTCTCGTCTTCGGTCCCGCCGTCGCTCGAAGGGTTTCCTTCGGTGTCCTCGCCCGAGCCGGAGGCCGGCTCCTCGTCGGCTGAGGGGGCGTTCGCGCCAGTCAGGTCGGAAAACTCCTCGGCCAGCTGCTCCTCGGCGCTCATCGGCTCGTCCTTTTCGCTGCCGCCGGGGTCGGTCGTCTCGCCGCCGGGGCCGGCCGGGTCGGAGTCCGTGGTGTCGGGGCCTGTGGCGCCCGTATCCGGCTTGGCCGTGGCGTCAGGCGCTGTGTCCTCGTCCGGACCGCCACTACCCGGACCACCGCTGCGGCCCAGGTTGGCGCCGACGCGGTCCATCGCGTCGTTGAGGGCCTCCTGGCCGCCGAGGGCGGAGCCTAGGTCCCAGTCCTGCGAGCCGGCGTCCGGGCCGGTGGGCGTCTCGGTGGAGTCGGTCGTGTCGGTGTCGGTCGTGTCGGTGTCGGCCATAAAGGGCTATTGCGGTAGTGAGAGCGATGGTGACGCGGCGCCGGCCCCGCCGGAGTCCTTCGGCGGGGCGCCGCCGCTGATCGCTGCGGAGGCGGCCTGCATCTCGGTGGTGCCCAGCGACAGCATCTCCGGGTCGCGCTGCTGGAGCACGCGGAGGAGCGTCTCGGCCTTCGGGTGGGCGCTGAGCTGAAGGTAGGTGCCAAAGTCGATAAAGCCGGCGCTGAGGAACTGCTGGAGGTCCTCTTCGAAGACCTGGCGGAACGTGGCCGTGTCGCGCACGCTGCCGACCGACACGTCGAACTTGAGCTGGCGCGCGTCCTCGGGCCGGTACGTGACGGCGCCCTGGGCGGGCCCCTCCGTCATCTCAAGGGGGCGGTCGATCGCCTGCTGAATGCACTGGACCGTCTTGTAGTCCAGCTCGCGGGTGCCCTCGAAAAAGGATTCGAAGTAGTCAAGGTTGGTCAGGCCCGACTGAATAATTTGCTGTTGAAACAGGGCGGCCGGCGTGCCGCTTGGGGGTTCCTCGCCGCGCTGCGCGCCCGTCACGCCGGACGTCTCTTCGATCCACGCCTTGAGCTGCTGCAGCAGCTCGAAGCTGCCGGGCTCGATCGAGTTGGTCCGCACCTCCTGGGGAATCTCGCTGTTCGGTTTCGTTTTGATCTTGAGCACGCCGCCCTGCCGGCTCCACTCCTCTGCAAAGTCGTCGATGCTCAGCTCGTCGGGAATAGAGTCCTCCGGCACCAGCAGCACCCCCTTCGCGCCGACGCCCAGACCGTGGTCAATCATCGTCACCAGGCGGTTGAGCCAGCGCTGCGGGTCAATGATGTTTTCGATCAGGCCCCAGGTGCGCCCATCGACAAGGGTGGCGAGGCAGAGGACGTAGGGGTGCTCGCCGTGCCAGTAGGGCGTCTCTTGCTCCCACAAAATGTGCCCCTCGGGCGTGAGGTGGCGCGTGACCCACGTGTCTTCGATGCGCGTCTCGGTCTGGAGGGGCGCCTGGCCCTGCGAGCGGCGCCGGTCGTTGAGGCGCTGGAGCGACTCGGGGCTGGCCCGGTCGGGCAACTGTTGGCGCCGGCCGGTGGCCGGGTCCACCGCGTAGCGGGTCAGCTTGCGCCGCTTCGTCCAAATCTCGATCACCCGCGCCATCGACGGGTCGTGGGTCGAGTAGAAGTCGACCGGGTCGGTGCCATTGGCGGTGCCGCCCGCAAAGCCCGGCACAAAGTCGTCGTCGAGGTGGCCGTACAGGTCCTGGATGCGCTCGGCCTTCGTGCGGGACAAGGTGCCGTCCTCACTCACCGCGTAGGTGGCCACCAGCTCCTCGAACGTGAGGTCGTGCAGCTCGCCAATGAGGCGGAGGTTGCGCGCGCGCCGGTCCTCCAGGTCGCGGTTGTAAAAAATCCGCGTCTGGTCGATCGGGTCGATCATCACCTCCTGCCGCTCTAAGTCGCCGTCCCAGTCGATCGTCACCTTAAAGCCGGAGGCGCCCGACATGACGTGCTCCTCAAACTGGTCGGCCTCGACGGCCGTGGCCCGGTTGTAGCGGCGCGTCCCGCGGCGCTTGATGTTGACCATCTCGGTCGCGTCCTGGTCTTCGCGGTCCACTGCGAAGACGGCTCGCTCGGACGTGTTTTGCCGATACTGCCCTTTCAGGTTGCGGGCCACGCTGCCGATCTGATTGATGACCCACGGGATGCGCCCCTGGTCCTTGATGTGCTCCTTTTCGGTCTTGCGCTCTCCGTCGACCGTAACGCTCTGTTGCCACTGCTTGCCAAACCGATAGTCGCGGCTGCGGGCGCGGCGCTTCCGAAAGTCCTCCCGGTCTAAGAACCACTGCTCGCCGCGGCGGAGCAGGTCCTCCACCTTCTCGGCCTCCGGGGGCGTCAGGCGCAGGCCGTCGCCTGTGGTGCCTGCTAGGCGGGTCGGCGATAAGTTGAGCTGCTGCTCGCGGGGCATACAAACAAAAAAGCGGCTGTCCCATCGGCCAGGGCTCGGAAATCGGCAACGATTCCGGCTCGGGGGCCAATGGGACAGCCGCTCGCTGGGACGACTGTTGGGGTCGAATGTAGGTCGTCAGCGGCGCGGCGCCGGCGCGCTGATGTTCATGGTACGAGTGGCGGCGTCAAAATTGCAAGACGGACCGACGGCGACAGTCGCCTCCCCGGGCGGGCCCGTCACAAAAAGTCCGACGCACGGACGAGGTGACGGGCTTGGGCGACGAGCTCGCCCTGGTGGTCCCGTTTCAGCAAGACGCGCTGCTGCTGGCGGTCGATCCGATCGAGCACGTCGCACAGAAGGCGTCGTTCCTGCTCGTCGAGCTGCTCCCACTTGGGGTGGGTCCGGCGCCTCGTGGGCGGCGTGCGATCAGGCGAGTTACTGCTCATCGAAGGCGTCGCTGGGGTAGGGGTAAAAAATGTGCGGGTGGTCGGTCTCGCTCATGCCGTACTCCAGGATGGGTGGCACCTCGTCAAAGGCACCTTCCAAAAGCGTCTCCGTGTGGCGGGCGAGGGCCCACAGGGCTTCGGTCCGCTCGGGCGGGCGCCGGCTCTCGTCCGGGTACGTGGCGTAGGCGTGAACGAGCAGGCCGGCCTCGTCGTGGACGTGCTGGCTGAGGATCACGCGCATGCCGTCGGCAAAGTCGAACACGTGGGGCCCCACGTGCTCGGCTGTGCGCTCCTCCGGCGGGACGTAGCGATCGGACGCGGGGTCGAAGGTGCCGGTAAACGCATCCTCGACGCGGGCCTGCATGGCCGACTCGGGCTGAGGCTTGAACGGAACGGTTTCGGTCGGCATGGCACGATCAAAACTGTGAGGGGGTTGGCGAGGGGCGGTCGACGCGGATCGGCCGTTGGACGGCCGGCGCCTCCATGTGTTTGAGCGCGCCCCAGGCGGTGCCGGCGGCCGAGATCACGACATCGTCGTAGCCGCCCTCGACGGCGCCGAGGCGGCCGTCGGGCTTGCGCTCAAACATCTCCATCTCGTCGACCAGGCGCGCATCCGGGTCGATGTAGGTTTGGCCGCTCGGCTCCTCGGACAGGCCGGCGTCGAGGGTGTTCAAGATGAGCGGCTTAGTCGACTGGTTCAGGTGGAACCCGACGGTGAGGCGCTCCTTCTCGTCGACGCGGTCCTCCACGCGCCGGAGGTACAGGTTGTCGTAGACGCCCATCACCTCTTCCAGCACGGCCAGCGACCACTCTGGTTCAAAGCCGCGCACCTCGTCCCCGCGGTCCTTGCGGTGGCGGTTGATCTCGTAGATGAGGAGGGCCTCGTCGTAGAACTGCGCCAGCCGGGCGCTGGCCCAAGCAAAGCGGTCCGGCCGCATGTGGGTCCGCAGGCGGGCGACCGTCTCGACGGGGCCGCCCTTGAGCATCTTGATCCGGTCGCCAACCGTGATGACCGAATAGTCGGCCTCCTCGGTCTTGCCGCCGAAGTCGACGTAGGCGCAGTAGCGGCGCGCCACGTAGCCCTCGGCCGGCGTGATGCAGGTGCCGTTCCACCACACCTTGTCGGTCGGGCGGCGCCACACTTTGAGGTCGCCGTCGCCCGGCCGGAAGCGGACGCCCTGAAGCGCCTTTTCGCCGGTCTCGCCCTCGGCGTCGAGCGTGCCGGTGGCGATCGGGGGCTGGGCCTCCTCGCGCATCCGGGCGGTGAGCTGGGGGTGGAAGAAGCGCTGGCCGGTCGATTGGAACGCTTCGCTCGGCTTTGAGGGGTACTCGTTCTGCATCGCGGCCGTGTCGCCCTTCATGTCGGCCAATTTGCCCAAGTACCACCGGATGCCGCCGAGCGTCGCGCCGAGGCGCCACAGACGGCGGGCCGTCTCGACGTGCTCGGGGACCCCGTCTTCGGGGCGGCGGGGCCGCAGGAGGGCCTGAGCGGCCGCCGTGGCGTCCTCAACCGGCGTGCGGTACTTGGGGATGTCGTGCCACGCGATAAAGACTTGCTCGTAGGACGACCGGCCGGCGCCAGCGTCCTGCCAGTGGTTGTGAAAATACGTGCCGACACCGCGGGCCGTCGACTCCTCGACAATCGCGGTGCCGGGCTCCGTGGCCACGGCGCCCGTGATGGCCTGGGCGTAGTCCTTGGCGTTCACCTTCGGCGTGGACGGCCACAGGCCCACCTCCGACAGGTGGGCCAGGTGGATCGTGTAGGAGCGGGGCGAGTCGGGGTTCTCGATCGACGTCACGCCGACGATCGAATTGGTCTCGCGGATCTGCTTCACGTTGGAGGAGCCCTCATAGCGGCCGAGCGTAATGTCGCCAAACGCCTCCGGGTGGTTTTCTGCCAGCAGATCGTACATGCCCCGAATCCGGCGCGACTGGTCGAGGGTCAGGTTGCAGATAAACGAGTGCCAGTTTGAGCGGTGGTACAGCTGGATCCAGGCAAAGAAACACTGCGTCAGCGTCGACCCGCCCCACTGGCGCGCCTTGAGCAAAATGATGCGCACCGGCGCCCCGGCCGCCCACTGCTCGTGCAGCGCCTTAAAATAGATGCGCTGCGCCCGATTCAGCACCATCGGCGCCACCGGGCCGCCCTCCCGGTCCTCGGTGCCCTGCTCAATGTAGGCGGCCTGCGAGGCCCAAAACTCAAAGTCATGCCGGGCGCGCTTGGTGTTAAACTCCTCGACGGCCTCGGCCTCGCTGTTTCCGAAGTGGGTGGCCGCCTCGACGTAGGATCCGTAGTGGCGGGCCGCCGCCCAGACCTCCGGGTACGCCTCTTTCATCCCGGCTGGCACGAGAGGCACCTCGCCGGGCCGCACGCGGATTGGCACCCGTTCGATGGGGGAGCCGACGCCGGTCACCGGGTCGTAGTCCTGCTCCAGCACATCGGCGCGCTCGGCGTTGGCTTCGGCGATGTCCTCGACCGAGGTGTCCATCACTTGCTGTGGTCGTGGATAACCCATCCGGCAAGGGCACCCTCCGGCTCCGGCATCATGTGGTCGCCGGCTGGCGGGTCGAGCACGACCCAACCGCGATTGTGCACGCCGCTCGGGGCGTTGGCCCCGTCCTGCTCGACCAGAATGAGACGGCCGCTCTCCAAAAGCGACCGGACGTCATCGGGAAGGGCCGCGGCGTAGTTGTCGATGCCCTCGGGCGCCCGCCGCGGGATGTCTTCGAGCGGAGTGTCAATCACGCCCTGGGCATAGAGCTTGCCAAACGCACGGCGGATGGCAGATTCCTTCGCGGTCGCGACCCGCTCGTAGACGCGAAGGTCCTGTCGGCGCGCCTCGGACGCCTCGGGCGAAAGGGGGTCGGGCGCCTCGCGGTTGCGGGTGACGTCACGGCAACTCGGTGGGTTCGGATTCGGGGTCGAGCTCATGGCGGTGTAGGCGTCTTCGGGCATCAGTTCTCGGGAAGCGATTCCTGGCGGATGTGGCGCTGGATGGACTCGAACACATCCTCGGTAGGCTGTGTCTTCTCGGGGTCGCCGAGCGGGTCGCTCGGGTCGACGCCGAAGAGCGTTTTGAGCTCGCGAATAATCTCGATGACCGACCGTGTTGCCCGCACCTTGGGGGGGCGCTCCACCTCAATGGTTGTCGGGCTGCCGCCGGAGTCGCGGACCACCTTCTCCTCGGTGTGCCACGTCGTGAGGGGCCACAGGTTTTGGAGCTGTTGCATCAGCTGGCGAACGGCAAATGAGCGGTAGTCCTCCGCCGCCGCCTTCACCTCTTCCAGGTACTGCTTGCGGGCCCGCTCAACGTCTTTCTGGACCGCCTTGCGGCCCCACTGCTTTGGCAGCTGCTCCTCGCCGAATTGGTCGACGGCCGCCGTGGCGGCCTCGGCCCACGTCTTGCCCTGGATCACCTGGCGCAGCACGAAGGCGCGGCGCACCTGGACGTCGAGAAGGTCGGATCGGTTGCCCATGGGCTTAGCGCTGCTTGTTGGCGGTGTCGATCGGGTTGGCGCTGTCGGCCGCCGGCCGACCGACGGCCTGGAGGCCGCGGTTGATAAGCGGCTCGGCCCGATCGGGGCCGAAGCGGTCGGTGTATTCGCTCAACGACTGGAGCGTCCGGATCTGGCCCCGCTTGCGCAGGATGGCCTCCAGGCCTTGGTCGGTCGTGGTCATCACGTCTTCGGCAATCTCGCGCATGTGGACCTGAAGCTCCTCGCGCCGCTCGTTCGAGCGGGTCCGGCTCTGGAGCCAGTTGAGCACGGAGAGCGCCTGTTGGGCGTCCTGCATGAGCAGGCGCGCCTGCTTCTGGGTGCGCGTCTCCTCGATCACGTCGGACGCCTGCCGCGTCTGGAAATCCTGAAGTCGCTTGTAGAACGTGTTGACCGTTTCGGAGCTGATCCCGGCCCTGCCGCCCGGCCGGAACAGCTTGCCCACGACCGGCAGGTCGGGCGCCGCAAACTCGCGCTCCACCTTGGGCGTGGGGCCTTCGATGCCGAGGGCCGAGAAGAGGCCGTCCATGGCCTGCACCGCATCGCGCCCCACGCCGCCCAGATAGCCGGCGATCAGGTGCTCCAGGCGGCGCGGGCTCACGCTGAAGGTGTCGCCCACGACCTTCGCCAGCGTCGAGGTGTAGGGTCCAAACTGTTCGGCCGGCGGCTTGCGCCACTCGCCCCGCGGCACGATCGGGCGGTTGAAGTAAAACTGACGGCCGCCCTCGCCGGCCAGCTGCTCGGCCAAGGGATGAAGCGCCTGCGGCAGCTGAAACGGGAACGAGGTCCCCCAAATCTGAGTCGTGCCCAGCGGCCACAGGTTCTTGTACAGATGGCCGATCACGTCCTCGACGTGGCGGGCATCGTTCTTGTACCAAGCGTCCAACAGCGCCTCGGGCACCGACGAGAAGAGGGACCCCCACTCGAACGGCTTCGGCAACACGAAATTGAATCCGGCCACATCTGGGAAGTACCAGTTGTTGTACTTGTGCCGCGGAAGCAGATCGTTGTACCAGTCCTCGTCTTTGCGCTTCCACCAGTAGCCGGCCGTCGCCGCGGCGATCGTCATGCCGGCTGCGATGGCACGGGTCGGGTTCTGCTGAAAGGCGCGCACCATGGCTCGCTGGCCCCCGATCTGCGCGGTCGTGAACGGGATCATCTGGTTAATGACCTTCGTGATTTGGCCCTGGCTCGTAAAGTCGGTCGTGACCCGCTTCGAGTCGAGCAGCAGGCGGAGCGCCTGGTGATCGCTCATCTTGGTGCCGGGCTCCCACCCCATCTCATCCGCAATCCCCTTAAACTCAGCCACCCGCGGGGCCGACTCCGGGATCTCAAAAATGTCGCGCAGCTGATCGACCCAATTCTGCGGATCCAAGATGCGTGTCTTGCGGTTGGCAAAGACATCGCTGATGGCGCGCTGCGTTTCTTGGCGGTCGGGACCGAGGGGGCGGCTCATGCGGCCGCCCAAGCGGGCCCACCGCTGAAAGTGAGGATCCTCGGACAGGTCGCCTCGCAGCGCCGCCTTCATGCCCGAACTCATCGACTGTGCCCAATAAGCGGTCAGTTTGGCCGGGTCGGCCGAGCTGCGGCTCTGCGCGTGCAGGACGGCGATGTCGCGGATCGGGTTCGTGACGAACGCAAACGAGGCGCGCACGCCGGTCGTCCCGAGGCGCATCGTGCGAGCCGGGACGCCAAAGAGCCAGTCCAGGAGCCACGGCAGTCGGTAGACGTCCAGGCCCTCAAACGTGTCGTACAGCTCACGGCTCATCCGAAACCACTTGACGTCGCCCTCATCCTGAATCGGAATGATCGGGTCGCGGGTGCCCTCCGGCACGATGGCCGGCTTGAAGAACGTAACGACACCCTGCATCTTCTCCTCCATCAGCTGCTCGCGGGCCTCCCGCTTCATCTCCGAGGCTGAGAGGTCGTTCTCGCCGCGGTCGCGGGCGTCGGCCAGCTGCTCGACGCGCTGGTTGAGCTCCTCCTGCGGCACGTCGACCTCCAGCCCCTCGGCGCGCAGTTCGCTTACGACGCGCTCGACGCGGAAGCTTTCCGGCACCTGGTCGCGCGGGACGCGCTCGATGTAGCGGCCAAGGCCCTCGACGTTCTGGGCGAGGTCTACCAGCTGGTTGATGATGTACTTCTGGTGGGTGGCCCGGATCAGCTCGGACGCCTGCTCGATCATCGCCTCGAACGGGTCGCGGATGCGGCGAGAGCTTCCTTGCAGCGCCTCGACCGGGTTGGAGCCCTTGACCGTGCCCTGCGACCGGCGGATCTGCGTGACCGCCTGGTTGAGCTCATCGAACACGCGCTGGAGCGGAATATAGTCGCCGACGTCGCCGCCCTTGATGCGCTCGGCCAGGTCGGGATCGAAGGCGGCCTTCGTGTAGTCAAGCACCTCGTTGTTCCACTGGTACACCTGTTCGGCTGCCTGGCGAAAGGCGGGTGAGTCGTAGACCTCGAAGATGTACTCGGCGTCGTCCTGGCTGAGGCCCGGGTTGCGGGGCTCCTTCTCGGCCTCGATAAGGGTGCCGTCCTCGTCGTAGGTGGCCTCGCGGCCCTCCCACAGCTTGAGCGCCCGCCGGGCCCACAGGTAGAGCGTAAACTCGTTTCGCTGTCCCTCCACGATGTGGGCCGCGTCGCGGAGGGGCGGGCCGACGGGGTTTCCAGCGAAGTCGAACGTGCCCTGCTCGACAAACGTGCGGGTCCGGGCCCCGTGCGTCTTGGCCAGCGCCTCGGCGGTGAGGAACGGGTTCTCCTCGACCGGCAGGTCGCGGCCGAGCCGCTCCTCGGCGGCCTCCACCACGCGCAGCAGGGGCGAAAACTCGGTCAGGGTGGCTTGGCTCAGCTGGGTCTGGAGCCGCTCGCGGCCTTCCTCCCGCGTGACGGCCTCCTTGAAGTCGGTCCAAAACGTGCGGTCCTGCACGACGCTGGCGCGGGCCCGGTTGAGGGCGCCCTGCTCAAACCAGGTGCGGGCCCGGGACCGGGCCGCCTCGATCGCTTCGAAAACGCCCGGGTGCTCCTCGGCGAACGTTGTCTCGAACCACTCCACCATCTTCGGCGCCCGCTCAGTCAGGCGCTCTTGGCCCAGCATGTACCACTTCATAAACTCGGCAAAGCCCTCCCGCTTGTACCCGCCAGCCGGCTGCTGGTCGCCGTACAGGTCGCGGCCCAGCTGCACCAACTCGTCTTGTATGTCGCCGCCGGTGCCGGCGACAGCCTTCTGCCAGGCGCTCCCCTCCTCCCAGCCAAAGATCGCTTTTTCGAGCACGTGACCCAGCTCGTGGGCGGCGACCGGAATGTCGTTCGCTTCCTTGAGGCGCATCACCTCCGGCTCCACCTTAAAGACGCCGCTGGCCGAGAACGAGAAGCCGCGGTAGCGCCCGTACCGCACCGGCATGTCGCGGCCGGCCGCCCGGGCCACAGCCACAAAGCTGTCGATCACCTGCGGCTCGCTAATCGGGTTCTCGTCGTCGCCGAGGGCCTCGTTTTGGAGAGAGCGGCGGATCTCGTCCTGCTGCTCGCGGGCCTCGGGGACGCCGGCCAGCGTGCCGTCGACGCTGTTGGCCTCGGCCGGCAGGTCGCCCGAGGCCTCGACGCGGCGGTCCTGGTCCTGGATCGCTTGAAGCGCTTCGTGGACGGCCTGCGGGTCGGGGCCCGGCGCGATCGGGCCCACAGTGCGGGGCTGCGGGCGGCGCACCATGTCGCCGCGGGGCACCCCCATCTCGGTGCTGGAGCGCTGGTGCTCCACCACGCGGCCGGCGGTGGTCGTGTAGAGCGTGAGCTGGGCCCGGCCCTCCTCGACGGCCGCCTCCATCGGCGTGCCGTCGGCCAGCTGGAGGCCCTCGGGCGACCGCTGGGCGGCCCCGTCGTTGATGGCGGCCTGGAGGGCCTCCGGGTGCGTTTGGCCGCGGTAGAGCTGGCCCTCGATGCGGACGGCCGCCTGACGGATGCTCTCGCCCTCCGTCGGCCCGCTGCCAGCCTCCGGGGCCCGCTGGCCCTCCGTCTCGTAGGCGGGCCGGCCGAGGCGGCGGCGCACCTCGTCGCGCAGGTCGCGGCCGTAGGACGGGCCCTCCTCCATCACCCGCTCTTTGCTGATCTCGCCCTCGCCCAGACCGAACGTGTTCGTGCGGGCGCCAGTGGACGGCTGCAGGCCTAGGTCAATCGACGTCGTGCCGCCCTCGGTGACAAAGTCGGTGATCGCGCCGGTCTCGAAGTGGCGCTGAACCGCGCTGACGGCGCCCTGGGGCACGTTTGCAAAAAACGCTCGGATGGATCCGGTGTGGCGGGCCAGGGCGAGAAGCTCGCGCCCCATGGCCTTCGGGCTGGCTGTGCGCAAAAAGTCCGCGTCGATCTCCATGAGGCCCCGAACACGGCCGTTGGAGCCGGTCATAATGACGATCGGGCTGTCGATGCCCTGAAGCTCTTTGCCGATCTGCGCCATGTCGCCCGTGACCGTCACCAGCTCGCCCAAGACGGGGTGGCGAAGGGACGGCTCCAGCAGGCGATCGTCGGTGTTTTCGATGTTGCCCCGACGCAGGACCTCAGGGTCGTCGATGCGCTTGGTAGACCGCTGGATTCCGACCTTTTGCACGAACGCTCCTTTCGAGGCGCCGCCAGACAGCGACTCGGCCGATTCCATGTAGCGCTCTTTTGCGTCCTGCGCCCCCTCGGTGCTGAGAATGGTGTACTGGCCGCTGTCGATGATGACGTGGCCGCGCAAGCCGCTTGCCTCGAAGGCGTACTTTTTCGTCGAGTTGATGTCGCCCTGCGACGGCTCGACCTCGCCGGTCGGGTGGTTGTGCTGGAGGTAGTAGCCGTCCGCGCCCAGCTCGTCCATCTGGTGGCTCATCCAGTAGCCGACGCGGTCCCACTGGCTCAGGGCGGACGGGTTGACGTCATCGGGAACGTAAGCGGTCCCCTCCAGCTCCAGCGGAAAAACATCCACCTGGCCCGGCAGGCGCTGGCTCAGGCCGGTCTGGTGGACGATCTCCTCGCCTCCGTCCTCGCGGTCGCGAACGAAGAAGATGCGGAACGTCTCAAACCGCGGGTCCCGGTACACCTGGGCCAGGGCGGCGATGTCGTCCGGGCCGCGCACGATGCGCCCGATCAGCGACGCGCGCCCGTCCTGGGCCAGGTCGTCGGTAATGGCGCGCCCCAAGAGGTTCTCCTCGATGCGCTGGAGGCGCTCCTCGTTGTCCACGGCCGGCAGGACCGGCGGCATTGACTGGTCGCTGGGGTCGGCCGACTGGGCCTCCGCCGGCGTGTGGGGCGTGTCGTCGGTGTTCTCGGGGCCAAACAGGCTCAGCTGCTCCAGAACGCGGGTGGCGATCTGGCGGCCGCCAGCCTCGCCCTCGCGCACCTTGTAGCCCTCGGCCACGGCTTCCAGGCCGGCATCTTCCTCGGCGTAGGTGCCGCTCCGGCGCATGGTGGGGCGGTGGAGGTACGGACGCCGCGGCTCGAACGGAGCGTCCTGCTGCAGTTCAGACGGCGCGCCAGGCCCCGTCTGGTCGCCCCCCTCGCGCTGGTGGGCCGTGCCGCGGTCGCCGCCCTGCTGGTTGGACACGTCCTCGTAGGCGGCTTCGTGGACGCGGCGCGCCACCTCGGGCGTGAGGCGAAGGCCGGTGACGTCCTCGAAGCGCTCCTGGAGCGCGCCCGTCTGCGTGGCCGTCTCGACCGTCGACGGGCCGCCCGGAAACGCCAGCACGTAGTCGTCGATGATCTGTTGCGGGCTCAGCGAGATGCCGAGGTCCCGCGAAATGTCGCGAGCGATGTTCTCGATCGGCCGCCCGTCTGGGTCGACCCAGTTGCCGGCGCCCCGCTCGATCAGCTCCGAGCGGGCGATGTAGGGGGTGAGGCTGTCGGTCTCGATCTTGGCTTCCTGCAGGCGCAGCGCGACGGGATCGACATTGTCCTTCCCCTCCTCGATCAGCAGCGCCTCGATGATTTCGAGCGGGTTGCGGCTCGATCCCGCCACGGCGCGAGGCCACTGGCCGAACGCGATGTCCGGGTTCGTGTCCGTGATGCGGGGCGTCTGGTCGATCGCCTGGGCGTTCTCGACCAGCCACTCGACGAGGGCATCGTCGTAGGCGCTCGACCGCCGGTCGATCGGCTCGCCCGTGTTGGGGGACACGATCTCGTAGGTGCCGGCTTCGGTCTGCCGCACCTCGTAGTTGCCGGCGGTCACGTAGTCCGGGCCGAGGCGACGGCCGGGACTAAGGGCGTTGAGGTGGGCCACCGACGGGCTCGACGGGACGGCGACGGAGGTCTGCCACGCCTCGACGCGGCCGCGGAGGGCATCCATCTCGGCCGGAGCCAGGCTCTGCTCGGCCTCGGCCAGTTTCTCGTCGGCCAGGTCCTGCATGCGGGCGACATCCTCCTCAACCATCGTGTCATTGATAAGGCCCCGGTCGCGGGCGGCCCGCAGCTCTCGGATGCGGTCCGTGATGCGGGCGACGTCCTCGACGATCGCCTCCAGGCCGGGCTGGCCGCGGAACTGGCCGCGCAGGACGTCCATCAGGTCGTTAAAGATGGCTTGGGTCCGCCGGTCGCGGGCGCCTGGGTCGCTCATTTCGGTGCGGCCCGGCGTCGTCATGTCCGCGGCCGACCGGGGCGGAAATTCGCCCTCGGCGTCGGGCGTACTGGCCGCTTGGTCGCTAATGTCGGTCTGGCTCGTACGGGCCTCCTCCTCGGCGTCCGGCTGGCGCTGGCGCAGGTCCATAAGGCGCTCTTGGAGGCGCTCGACAACCTGCTCCTGCTCGTCGATCAGCTGCTGGAGCTGCTCGGTCGACTCCGTGGAGCGCTCGAACTGGTTCCCCAGCGACGCCTGCTGGCCCCCGACGGGCGCATCGCCCTGGCCAAAGAGGCGGCCGATCTCTTCGTTGTCGGTCTCCGGCATTTGGGCGCGCAGGTCCTTGAGGCGCTGGCGCGCCTGGTCGAGCTCTTCTTGGACGCTGCTGATCTGCTGCTGGATCTGCTGCTCCTCGCGGGTCGGGGCGCGCCGGCCCATCTCGCCCAGGTCTTGGGTCGCGACGTCCGGGTCCTCCGGAAGGCGGGCGGCCGGCAGGTCGGACGTGCCAATGTCGTGGCGCACCGTCGCCTCATCGGGGATCGTGGCCCCCTCCGGGACGATCTGGTACTCATTCGTCAGCTCGGCGCGGCCGCCGTCGTCAATGCCAGCCATCGGCAGGCTAGAGCCGGGCGGGTCGCTCTCCACCTCGCCGGGTCGGCGTAGGTTCTTGAGGAGGGCCGTGGTGCGGAAGGTGCCATGATGCGGGTCTTCCTTCTCGACGCTCACAGTGCGGTCGTTGGGATCGCCGGCAATCGTCACCGTGCGGTTTTGCGTGCCGCCCGTGTCGACAAACGTATCGCCCTCCTCAATATCGTCGGGTAACGGGGCGGCGTCCGGAAGGCCGAGCTCCTCGCGGCGGCGGGCGCGGCGCTCCTCATCGGTCTCTGTGTCGGTCTCTTCGGCCTCAGGTCCTGCGTCTTCGTCGGCCTCTTCGTCTTGGTCGGGCGCTGCCTCGCCGTCTTCGGGCGCCTCTTCGCCAGCGGCCTCTTCGCTTTCGGCCGGCAGCTGGCCGAGGATGGCCTCGGCCTCGTTCTCATCGATCTCATCGGCCTCCCGGCGCTTTTGCACCTCCGACCGCAGCAGGGCCGCCTCTTGGGACGTCATGTTCTCGCGGCCGGCGACCGTCTGGAGCATATCGATGTCGGCCCGCGTCACGTTGCGGGCGAACGCGTCCAGCGGCTCGCCCGGCTCGGGGACCTCCGGCTCGGCGTCGGGCTCTTGGCCCCCGGCCTCCTCAGCTTCGCGGCCGCGCAGTTCCTCTTCGACCAGCTGGCGGAGGGCCTCTAACATATTTGGATCCAGCGCGCCGGTTGGCGCCTCGCGCTGCGGGTCTTGCTGAGCGTCCCGCAGCTCGTCGAGGCGGTCGCTGAGGGCCTGGCCCCGTTGCTCCAGGTCGGCCGTCTCCATCTCTTCCATCTGGCGCGCCTGCTCCTCCAGCGTGGCCACCTCCTCGCGGGACGGGGCTACCAGCGATGGGTCGATGCCAAGGGCCTGAAGGCGCTGCTCGGGCGTGGCCGGCTCGCGCTCGGCCTCTTGCTCGCCTGGCACGGAACTGTCGGCCGGATCGGCCTCAGGCTGGTCCCCAAGAGCGGTTTCTTCTGAAGCGGTCTCTTCGGGGGGCTGCTCGTCCGCCTCGGGCGTTTCAATCTGAATCTCGCCCTGGCGGAGGGCCCGGTTGAGTTCCCGCTCGGCCGCGGCGTGGGGCTGCTCTAAGCCGCCGCGGTCGATGGCCCGCTGCATCAGCTGGGCCAGCTGCGACTCCGGCACCTCCAGCTCCGCGTCGGTCTCGTCGATCACCCGTTCCAGCTCGGACCGCACCCGCTCCTCGCTCGGCGTAAGCTCCGACAGCGCGACGGTGCCGACCGACGTCGCGCCGGACTGGCCGAGCGCGGCGACCATCTCCAGGCCGATGTCGGCCTCGTTAAACTCTTCGCCGGCCACGACTTGGCGCGTCGCTTCGCCGGCCCCCTCGCCCGCCGTCTCGGTCGCCAAGCCCCCTGCGGCTCGGGCGACCGGCGACATGCCGACGCGGGCCAGGCCGGCCGTGGCGGCGCCAAAGAGCCCCTCGACGGCCGCCTGGCTGGCGCCCCCCTGGGCCGAGCGGCGCAGGATCTCGCGGCGCTTCTTCGGGTCGGACGCGACGGCCAAGAGGTCCTTCGGGCTCGACACGTCGGCCCCGCTCTCGGCCAAGAGCGACGCGATGCTTTCCTGCTGCACGACCGGGAGCGTGCCGAGGTAGGCGCCCACGGCCGCCGTCACCGGGCCGCCGGCACTCCCTAAAATGGTGCCGGCCGTAGCCGGGGCCGAGGAGAGGGCCGAGGACGACACCAAAAACGGCACGCTGGCAGCCGGGTCCTTGGCCACCTCGCCGATCGCGCCGAAGATGGACTCTTCCCGAGCTGCCCGCTTGGCGCCCTCCGGGCGGCTGATGCTTTCCAGCTCGCGGGTCAGCTCGATCCACTGTTTGGCCGCCTCGCGCCGGTCGGCCTCGGTCGTCTCCTCCACGCCGCCCTGGTTGGGGACGACCTGCATTGGGCCGCCCTGCACGGACCCGGGCGACAAGAGCTGCATCTGGGCCGCGTTGCGCTGGAGGCGCTTCAGCTGCACTTCGAAGCCATTTGCGATGGCTTGGGCCACCTCGCGGTTTTGGGGCGTGCCGGGGACGGTGGCCAGGGCCGTCGTCGCCAGCGTCTCGGCAATCTGGGTGCGCAGATCCTGCTCCTCGGCAGACTGGTCGCCGGGCTCGATGCCGGGATCGTCGGGGCCGGCCTCTTGGAGGGCCTCCTGGATGCGGCCCGGCAGCTCGGCCTCCTCCTTGAACAGCTCCCCAAATGCCTGGGTGCGGCTGGCGGACGTGCCGGCATCGGTTGCACTTGAGAAAACGGTCTCCAGGTCCTCGGTCTGCGGCTGCGCCTCGCCCCGCTGTTGCATGTCGTCGCCGCGGCGAAGCGCCGTCGCGGCCTGCTGGAGCTGGGTGTCGACCGCGTCGGTCGAGGGGAGCGCGTCGGACGCTTCCTGCAGTTGCGCGTCGACCGTGTCGGCATCGGTGCCGGCCAGGGCCTCCCGGGCCCGCTGGAGGCGCGCGTCGATGGAGTCGGGGCTGGGGTCGCGGCCGTTGCCCATGGGGCGCAGTGGTTAAGCTATTGAGACTGGAAGATGCGCTGCCGGAGCGAGTCCGGGACAATTTGGGTGGCCAGCTGTTGGGCCTGCGCCGGCGTCACTGTGCCGTCCTGACGCATTTGGAGCAGCGTGTCGAGGGCCGCGGCCCGGCCGCGCTCTTGGAGCGTCGTGTTGAGGCGATTTACGACATCGGACGTGTCGCGCCGTGTGTTGTCTCGTGTCGTGCTGCCTCCTCCCTGCTCGGCCTCCTCGGGGTAGCCCGGCTCGGTATCGGTGCGCGGCTGGCCGGCGGCGGACGACGTGTCGCGGCTCGTGGTGCCGGCTCGCGTGCGATCCTGTCGCGGGGCATTGGTCGAGACCGGCGGGGGCTCGTCCAGAAACGTGCGGCGGTTCTCGGTGCGGTTGCGGGGCAGGTCCTGCTCGTCAATGAGCCCGCGGCGCATCGCCTCCTGCCGGGCCAGGCTGAGCTGCTCAGCCGCCTCGTTGACGTCAGAGGGGCTTGGGATATCGGGTCCTCCCGGCAGGGCGGCCAGGTCGCGCTCCGACTGGCTGATGGTGCCGCTCTGGTCGGTGTCGAGGTGCGACGGGAAGCCGGTCTGGACGAGCGTCTTGTTTTGGCGGATGAGGTCTTGGAGCTGCGCGGAGCTGAGGTTGCGATAGGGGTTCTCCTCGCCGTCTCCGCCGCCCGTGCCAGAGCGCTCGGCATCGGCACGGCGCTTCTCCTCTAGCGCCTCAAAGGCCTCGCCCTGGGCCCGCTCTGACTGGATGCGGGCGTCGAGGAGCTGGAGCTCCTTGCCCACCTTCTGTTTTTCTTGCGGGCTGAGCTTTCTGCCGAGCCGCTCGCGCAGCCGGACGAGGTCGCGCTTTTGCTCCTGCCGGTCCTCGCGGGCCTGGCGTTCAAACTGGCGATCAATGTCGGCCTCGGCGGCTCGCGTTTGCGCCTCGTTGATCGAGAGGCGCACCTTGCGGTTCTGCTCCCGGGCCTGCCGCAGCGTCTTGCGGAACGCCTGGCGCCGCCGCTGAAAGCCCCGCTCCAGCGACCGCACGTTCTGCTGAGCTCCTTGGGCCAGGCCGGCCCCCGGCGCGGCCGCCACCGGGTCGCCGGCAAAAGCGGCCACGAGGGACGAGAGGGCCCCCACGCCCGCGATCGTGCGCTGGAGGCGGCGCGCCTCCTGGTCGCGCTCTGGCGCCTCAAACTCAGACGTATCCGTCATGAGGTTGCGGCGCTGCTCGAGGAGGCGCCGGCGCCGGGCCCGCGGGCCATCATCGGGCGGCCCACCGCCTGACTGGGCACTCAGGGCGGTCCCCTCAAAACCCGTGGTGAGCTCCTCAGGCGGGGCCGCCGGGATGCCGTCGCCCGGCGGTTGAGTGCGCTTCTGTGGATCGTCCTGCAGGAGGGTGTCGAGTAGGGCCATGAGGCTGAGCTGTCGCTTTGGGCGTGCTGGTCGAGAGACGTGGGTCGGGCAGAGCTATCCGCCGCTGGCGCCGCCCCCAGCCCCACCGCTGCCGGCAGCCAGGGCGGCCGACTGGAAGGCGCCGCTCAGGAGCTGGCTGAGCTGGCGCTGCTCGCGCGCCTCGCGGCGCTTTTTGCGGCCCGTGATGTCGGCCGCGAGTCCCTCGCTCCGGAGCAGGGCCGAGCGGAGGTTCTGCCGTCGGCGCTGGAGGGAGGATTCGGCCTCACCCAGCAGCCGGCGCGTCTGCTTCCCCAGCGTCTCTGCGCGCCTCGATTGCTGGGCCACCTCAAACTGCGAGCCCTCCAGGCCGCGGGCCGCGGCGGCCGCCTCGTCGCGCTGGCGCTGCTTAGAGAGGAGGTCCGACAAGGCCCCGCGGCCGGCCTTGTAGCGAGCCGACTCGGTCGGGGAGGTCTGCTGCGCCTCTTGGAGGCGCGACTCGAAGAGGCTGGCCAGGCGGCGCCCCCGGTTCGGGCCCTCGTTGTCGTCGTCCCCCCCAAAGATAAAGGCGCCGGCCCGAGCGAGCGAGCCGGCAGCCGCGGCGCCGGCGAGGATGGTCGAGACGGCGACAGCGACCGGGAGCGCCAGGCCCAGCAGCAGGGCCCAGACGGCCCACGGCGACAAGACAGAAGCACAAATCATAAATTTGAGGTAGGTATACGATAACCAATCGGACGCGCGCGGGGGAGAGCGACGACCCCTCGCTGCCAATGTATCTCCCTGGCGCGGCCAAATGCAAGACGGCCCCCTCCAGGCCGAGACGCCTCTTGCTACCGACCTCTCACCCGTTTTGTGAAGAAAAGATGTATCTTATTCCCTCCGGAACGTGACCAGTTCGGTCACGTGTAACGGGGCGCAGAATCGGGAGGGGCACCGGCGAAAGCCACTCACTGACTCCTCATCACAGACTACTCAGACTCATGCAGATCACAGCAGGCGCTAAGGTAAAGCTCACCCGCGACATCACTCGTCAGCACCCAGACGATCCGAACCCCGCGCCCGGGTCGATTTTTCAGAAGGTCGGAGAGGAGACGTTTGTCGGTCGGGTCACGCACGCTTCAGAGCACGGCATTTTCGTGAAGGAGCTGGATGGCAACCGCCGCCAGAGCACGAAAGCCGAAGACGTCGAGGTATTGAAGCCGTCTCCACATGACCTCACGGATTTCACGATTGAGGTGGACGGGAGAGGCTACGACTTCCGGTATTACCACACGACCAGTGGGCGGCGCTACTATGAGTGCCGTGAGAGCGGAAACGCCGTGCGTGGCGCATTTGAGGGCACCTACGATGGCATTATAGAAGCGAAGCTGGACGGCGATTCGGTGTCCATCACCTACCGCGTTAGTCCAGATCCTCTACGCAAGGTCGATGGTGGCATGTACGCGGAGACGGAGCGAGAAGCCCACGAGCGCCACCTCGCGCACATGAAAGAGGTCGCGCGCGTCCTCTCCGAGAAGCTGGAAGAGATTGGCCTCAGCGTCGACTCGGTGGAGGACATCACACCTGAGCTATCACTCACCCATTGGAATGGGGACGCGGGGCCTCCCTGCGGGGCGGACGAGGCTCCTATAGTCGTAAGCGACCCTGATCGCGTCGAGTGCCCCGAATGCCAAGAACACCTTTCATAGTCGCTTTCGTCTCGCTTAGATCACATAGGCCCATGGAATCACCCCCAAACAAGACCGACACAAACAACAGCGAGCATTTCTCGGGAGTTGTCGAGCTATACTCTTGGGGTGGCCGACAGTTGTTTGTCGACCGGACAAATGAGTTCGTCATCGACCACTACGACGCGAGCACTGTCCCGTTCGCGGAGGACGCGCGCCTCTGGACGATAGAATGGGGACCAGGCGACATCTCCGACGACGGGTCTTTTATGAGCCGATTTCAGTACGACGATTTTCCGTTTTCAAAAGTCGGGCATTCTGCTTTCGGCGACAGCCCGACCTTACTCGCTCGCTACGAAAATGGCGACATCACTACACAGTAGCCACTTGATGAGCCCCACCTTGGACGCAGCGCCGATCGTGCCGGCGCGTGGGGCCGACTCGATTCCTTTCCCTTCAATTGCGCCTAGTCCCATGAAAACCATTGAAGATGATCTCACGGCATCGGCTGTTTTCAGAAGCTCCGAGACTAACTTCGTCGCGCGCACCACACGGGACGGACGAACGGACATTCTTCTTGAGTCGGACGACTCTCTCTACCTCATCACACGTTTCAACGGCTCTCCGGATGGAGTGATGGTCGCAGAGCCTGAGGAGGCAGGCGCTGTTCTCCAAGAAATGACCAATGGAGGTGCCATCGATCCTTTGGATGCAGACAAGGAGCGTTGGGAGTGGGTCCGGGATTGCGCCGCAGAGGAAATCCCTCATAAGGAGATCTCCTTAAGGGACACTCGCTTGTGACCATCTGCCCCGCCTGGACGGGCCAGCGCGGATTCGATCTCCGCGCCGGGGCCGACTCTCGATTTCTCTTTACTCAGACCCATCAGCCCATGAAATACCAAGAGCATAATGGAAATGAGCACGTACCGCGAGCCGGAGGTGCCACTGGAAATCGTCGCCGGCTGATCCCTGAAACCGACACCGAGCGGGCATTGCTCGCTTCTATTCTTTCGGAGGCTGAGATGTCGTATTCAGACGAAGAGATCCGGAAGCAGCTGCACTTCGGTGGAGAACCCGCGACCGATCTGCTTCCCTCCACGCAAGATGAGATCGACGACGGATGGTACGGCTGCTCCTTCCACGTTGAGCCCGCTTTTACGCTCAACCCAATCTCTGACAGTGAAACGGTACGAGGATACGCCTGCGTCGTAGAACACCCGCACCGCGACGAAAATCATCACCGTCGCATTGAGGTGTGGCATCACATTCCGGAGCAGGAGGGATGTGGAGGTGTGACGGGCACCGGATCGTGGCCCGTAGCACTTATGCACGAGGGTGACGAGATTAGAGAGTCCGCGTAGAGTAGCACGCCCTACCCCGCAGGGTTTTCTCCTCACCAGCACTACACTACTATCATTGCGTCATGCCTGACATTCAAGTTTTAACCGACGAGCCCGCGAATCGCCTCATTTACGCGATCAACATGTACGTGTCTACCGGGGACCGGATCGGCGAGGGCGTCGTTCTGAGCGAAGACGACCCGTGCACGATCGTGGTCCCGGTCGACCTGGATGACGAGCAGGATGCCTCGGATTTCGCGGCGCTGCGGTCCCGGGTTGACGACTTGGACCGGGTCTCAATCGAGAAGGAGGGTCAGGAGCAGGATTTTACTTTTTATTTGCTCCACGCCGACGACGCTGATGAGGCTGCCGCCGATCTCGCATCCGAGCCGGGCGCGAAGGGCTGGGGCTCGCCCCGCCCGCTCGTCCAGAAGCAAATCCGCAGCCAGTAAGGAAAGCCCCGCCTGTCTCGACGGGCCTCTGGCCTACCGAGATGGGTCGGGGCTTACTGACTCCTCATCAGCACAGCCCAATACCGCCATGTCCGAGACGCGATCCGTCACGTACCGCACGCCCGACGAGTTGGCCGCCCTGGCCGAGGAGGTGCGCACCGAGAGCCACGCCACGATCGCCGACCACCTCGGCGTCAGCCGATCGGCCGTTACGAAGGCGCTTTCCGATCCGTCGTCGCGCCGCGTGCGCCTTTTGGCGCGCATCCTTGGCCTCTACGGGTACAATGTCGACTCGGGTGGGCCCGCCTACCCGGTGTCGCCGCCGCCATGAAGCAACAGCTCAGAAAGCGACAGCTCAGTCGGCGCGTGCTATCGAGTCTTGAGGATCAGCCCAAACGTGAGGCGGCGGAGCCGCTTGTCTCGCCACTGCGGCGGGTGAGCCCACCCACCGCTTCCCTGGAGCCAGAGCGGGCCGAAGACATGTCGCCCGATGCGCAGCGTACCCGTGACTTCGCGGTGGCGCAGGCCCTGCACGTCGACCCCTGCGCGCCACGGGCCCCATCTATACCCTGCTGTCATCCTCACAGCGGGCCACGGCAGCGTAAGCCCCTTCCAGCGAAGCAGTGGGCCGCGAAGCACGAGACGCGCGCCGTGATGGCTAATGCGCAAGTATGGCCGGATGCCGTCCCAGTAACCGAGGCTTGGGAAAATGGGGTCGGTCTCGTAGGAGGGCGCATGGCCGCTCCGCCCGACCCTCCACGAGCCTGGAAAATAGTTGTGTCGCGGTTCTCGGCCCTTATGCCGCCACACGTGATGCACGCTCAGACGATCGTACTCGGCGCCGACCTCAAGGGCTCGCCACCGGATGCCGATCGACGCACCCTGGCGGCGAGAGTAGACACGAGCAGTCTCGGCGCTGAGGAGCGCGTGCTTGATGATGGCATCGCTCGCCCCCCACCGTTTCAGCGATAGCTTTGCGCGGGCAGTAACGTGGAGGGTTTCAGCCGGCTCCCATGTCGCAGTAAGATCGGCGCGCCCACGCATGGCGTGCTGGTATCCATGGCTGGACGTGGCCCAGGCCACAATGCCACCCTCGCCCCGCACGGATACAGGCTGTCCCCGCGCGCAGTCGACCACAAGCCACGCCAGAAGCGCCGCCACGGCGATGGAGACGCCCCAGCGGTACGCCGATCCAAAATCATTCATCGTAGCGTATGCTGTGGTTGGTCTTGATATGCGACGTCTGGCCGCTGAGCGCCGCGAGCTGCCGACTTTAGGGATGGGCCCTATCCTTGGGCACTTGGGCATCTTCGGGGAGCGTCCCGCCCAGCGCCGGTATAACGTCTTCAGGCGCTGGCACGGCCGCAAGCGTGTAGTAGCCCCGGGCCCCGTCGTGGTCGAAGAGGTCGGCCTGGCCGGAGTGGACAATGACCCACTTTGAGCCGTCCACCTGAACGGTCACGGCGTCCCCGACGCGCACCGACCCGCCTCCGAGCGACCGCTCGTAATCCTCAAATGAGCGGACAATCCAGGGCACGAGCTCCTCGGTCAGGCGAAGACCCAGGTGGACGGCCCCACCGGGCGTGCGGAGCAAGGCGACGGTGGCGCCGTCGATCGTGTCGGCGTCGGGAACGTAGGGGACGGCGTCTTCACTCATGGCATTGGTTGTGTCTCTGTGGGGTCAGCTGGCGAGAGAGCGCGTGTTGGAGGGGTCGAGCACGACGTCCTCGAGGGTCGGGGACGTGGCGCGGCCGGCGAGCACGATGCGGCGCAGGTCGGTTGAGGGGAACGGCACGTGCTCCTCCTCGCTTCCGTAGTGGCGCTTCGCGCGGTGGCGCAGCTCGCGGGCCCACCGGTCCGCCTTATCGAAGGGCACCGAATCCAACTGCGCGTCCTCCGCGCCCTTCGGACCGGGGGCCTCCAGCGTGGCCGTCTCTTTGGTGCGGTTCAGCAGCAGGCGCCCGCCGCACCGGAGGACCGAAAACAGGCGCATGCGTACCGGGTCGGGGCTTCGCATAAAAGTTGTTGGTGGATGTGGCGAGAAAAGAATGAAGCGGTGGGGCGTGGGATTCCCTGGGCAATAACAGAGGCACGACTTGGGGTTGCGTGCAGGCTAGAGTGCCGACTTAGCGTCGATCCACATTCCGATAAGGGTAACCGCAATCACCCAAAGAAGTATATCGGTGTCTCTTTTCACCGCACCGAACACCAACAGCAGAATCAAAACAAGCTGCACAAGTTGTGACCATTCCGGCTCGAAGTTGTCGTTGCTTTGGTCAGTGCTCATGGTCGTAGTGGATTGGGATATAAGTGATTTGGTTATTGCTCGGATGGACGCCGCTCGACAAACGTCAGCACCTGCTCGACCAGCCAGGCGCGGCGCGTCCGCTCCAGCTTCCAGCCGTCGGTCTTCTCCTCGACGGACCGGTTGGGATGGACGTAGTAGGAGACGCCGCCGACCTCGACGTCGAGGCCCGGCTGCTCGTCGCTCTGGCGAACGGCAATGACCGCGTTGGGAAAGACGTCTCGGACGTCGTCGGCCAGCTCCTCATGCGGGGCGTGGGGCAGGTCCTCGCCCTCCTTGATCGACTCGTCTTCGGCAACCAGCTCGGCCCGATGGTCCCAGAGCTTTTCTTCGATCGACGCCGCCTTCTGGCGCTGCATGTGGTCGGCCGCCTCTGTCGCCGGCCGCACCAACAGCTCTGGGAAAACGCAGAAGTCCATGCCGCGGTAATGCACGTACAGGTGCGCCCCCTGGCCGGTCGTGGCCACCTTGGTGGAGACGTGTCCGATCTGGTCCTCATCAAGAGCCTCACGCACGAGAACCTCGAGGGCCGAAGAAGAAAGCGGCAGCTCCCCGGTGGTGTCCTCCCCCACCCTCTCGCCGGCGTCGCGGGCCGGCGGGTTGGCCTTCTGCTCATCCTCGTGCCACCCGCCCCATGAGCCGCCGGCGTCCAGCCCGAGCGGGGACCACTGCTCCTCCCCGAGCTCCAGCTCGGTCAAAACGTCGGTGAGCAACGCGTCGGTGTCGTCGGCTGTTTGCTCGACGTCCTCGATGGCCTGGCGCAACTGCTGGTGCGTCTTGGCATGAGCGACTAGCCGCTCGAGCGCCTTTTCGGCGTCGGCCTTCGCCGTTTCGGTCGCGTCGCGCAGGTCGTTCATGTACGTGTCCTGAACGTCCTGGCCCTTCTCGACATCATCGAAGCGCGAGTGTAGAGACTTGAGTCGCGACCACACCTCGTTGATGTTGCCCTGGAGCCCGTCGATGCGGTCGGCCAGCGTTTCGTCGCGGTCGCGCAGCCCCAGCAGATCCTGGGCGGCGTAGCCCAGCCGGTCGTCCACCTCGCCTAGCCTAACGCCGAGGTCGTCGATCCAGTCGTACGCTTGGTTTTGCTTCTCGTCCATACGCTCGACGCGGTCGTCCACTCTGCTTATCCGGTTCCTGAGGTCGTCGATCATCTCATCGTAACGGCCGAATAGTCCCGAAAGGGCGTCGTGGTCGGTCTCTTTGGTCTCAACCCCCTCGCTGATCTGGTCGACACGGCCATCCACGTCGTCGATCACATCGGCCAGCACTTCTAGGGCCCGCCTGTAATCGGGGCCTGTGGAGCCGGGGTGACCTTTGCGGAAGACGTCGTGGAGTCGGTCTTTTGCGGAGTCCATGGCTTACTGTGTAGGGAAAAGAGTTTGGAAGAGAGTGTGCTACGGAAGGAATCCATGCGCCACTAGCATCATCAGCGCGTCGCGGGTGTGCTCGTTGGAGGGGCCATTCCACTCGCCGATGAGTCCCTCCAGGCTCTCGTGGTCCCACTTCTTCGAGGTCGAGGGCTCGTGCTCCACGACGTCGTAGCCCAGCTTTCGAAGTCCCGCCACGAGGAGCTCGGCTTCCCGTTGCACGCCCCCGGCATTCTGGGCGATCTTGAGCTGAGCGCTCAGGCGCTTTTGGCCGGCGATGAGGCGCTGGTGCGTGACGCCCGTCTTGTACGGGGCCTCGACGACGTAGAGCGTACCGTCGGTATTTGTGCCGTTTCTTGATCGCCGATACACATCCCAGAAGTTGACCGTGAAGGTCTTTGTGTGGTCGCCCCACGTGACGGCCACACCGGTATCGACTCCGGGATCGACGGCCACAACCTTCTGGTAGTTTTCTCCGAGCTCAACCGTCGCCTGGTCGGCCGTGGGGCCACCGTACTTTTCTCGAAACTCGGAGGCACTCATTGTCTCGTTAGCAGAGTCAGGCATAGCTAGTTCACCTCCGACTGCATCTTTTCGGCTGTCGCGGCGAAGAGCTTGATACCGTCCGAGCGGCGCAGATTGGTCACCCAATGCACATTGCGACGGTCCTCGGCCAGCGTGAAGGCCACCGCGAGGGCGGGCCCTTCGAGATCGTGCTCCTCGAAAACCTCTTTGATGTCGTCGGCAAGGCCGGTCAGGTCTCCTTTGTCGGATGTGGGCATAAGTTCAGTCCTCAATGATTGGTGAAAGGTCTTGCGGGTCATAGTACTGGGCCTTCGCCCCGTCGAGGACGCCGTGGAAGTAGGCGCTCATCACAATCTGCTTCAGCGTGGTCGTGCGCCGCTTCGACTCCAGGTCGTGCTGCTGGCTCAAAAACCACTTCTCCAGCAAGTCGTCAGCAACACCTTCGACGTGCTCTCGAACGGGGGCAGGGATGTCCTCAGGCATGGGTCGAAAAGATCAATTCATGCGCTCGTCGGGAATGCCGTCGCCCTCGAAGAGGCTGCCTTGATCGCGAGCGCCCTCGAGGAACTTTACGGCCTCCTCGCAGACGCGACGCACCGCAGCCCGCTCCTCCTCCATCGGAATCGCGTCAGGGGTGGCGATCGTCACCGTGGTGTCCTCGCCCGCCTCGCACGACACCCAATAGCGCACCTCGGAAATCATACCGCCTGTCACGTGGAGCCGTAGCGTCGTAACGCGAGCGCCGTGGAGCCTCCAGTCGACGTCGCCGGTCACCTCCTCGATGTGATCCTTCCAGTAGCGGACGAGCTTTCCCCACGCCTCGCGAAAGGCGCGGTGGGGGAGCTCCTGGAACGTGTCCTTAGCTTCCTTCGCGGTGTCGTCGGGGGCGAGGGCCGTGTACTCGAGCGTGAGCTCGGGCACATCGTCGTCGGCGTTCTTGAATTTGATCTTGTCGAAGCTGTGGTCGGAATAGTCCATTGTCGCTGGCTCATGTAGTGAGGGAAGAATGCGGGGTAAGTCCTGCGGCATGGTTGATTCAAAACGGAACGTCGTCCTGAAAGGGCTGGGGGTCTTCGTCGTCGTACACGCGGAGACAATCCTTTTCAAACGTGAGCTCTAGCGGCCCCTTCGGGCCCTTGTTCTTTCGCACAAAGACGCCGAGCCGCTCGGGGTCTGGGCGTTGGGCGTCGGGACGGCCCGTTTGGTCCCAGTGGGCGTGGTAGTGATGCAAGGTCGCGACCTGGGCAGGCTTTTGGGCGACGTCGTCCGACCAGCTCATGTGGTGGAGCTTCGGCTCCGGATCCGAGCGGGTCACCGGCTTGCGGTTGATCTGCGAGACGGCGAGCACGGGCACCTCCAGCGTCTTCGCCAGGTCGTGAAGCCCGCGCACGGCATTCATCGTCTTCTCCATCGCCCCGTCCCCGGCCTCTCCCATCTGCGTGAGGTAATCAACGATGATGAGCCCAACGTCGCGGCGCGACTGCTCGGTGAGCACGCGGCTCCGGATGTAGGTCGTGTCGGCGCCGGCCGTCGTGTCCACGACCATCGGGAGCCGCTGAAGGAGGTCTGCCGCCCTGTGAACGTCGTTCAGGTGCGGGTCGGCGAGCGGCCTCTTTTGCTCGGCATGATCCTGGATTTGCCCAATCGGGACGCCGCTCAGGGCCGACGCAAACCGCATCTGCTTCGCACGCGGCCCGTTTTCCAGGTCGAACGACAGCACGCACTGCTCCGGGTCTCCGCCGGACCGTTTCAAGTATCGCCGAGCCACGTTGAGGCCGATCTGGTCCGCGAAAACCGTCTTCCCGTGATCCGTCCGCGCCGCGACGACGTTGAGCCGGGCGTTAATGAGTCCCTTGTACCGATCGTCGTAGCGAGGGAAGCCCGTCGCGAGGGTGAGATCGGCCGGATCGTCGCCGGAGACCAGGTCCATCACACCGGCCGCCAGATCAGGCCCGCGGTAAACGCTTGTTTCAAGGCTGGCCTGCGCCTCCAAGAGCTCGCCAGTAAGCTCCGAGACCTCACCGACAGCCTCCCGGGGCGGATGGCCGTTTTGCACCACAGAGACGATGTCCTCAGCCGGCCCCAACGCCTCTCGGAGCAGGGCAGCAGCCCGGACGTCGCGGACATGCGTCTGGAAACTGTCGCCATCGCCGGCATGCCCGATAAACCCGGACCACCACTCCTGCCCTCCAAGCTCGCTCCACACGCCCTTCTGGCGCAGGAGGTGGCGGATCGACTCTCCTGTGACAGGCTCACTGCGGTCGTGAAGGGTCTCCGCGATGGAAACGACCGCATACGGGCCGCTCTCGGCAAAATCCTCCGCGGACACGCCGGCCGTATGCAGCGGGGCAAGCGCGCCGCTCCGGGCCACGTGAGCGGCACAGTACGTCTCTGACTCAGGGACGCGCATCGGCTACCACACGACGGTTGAGCGGCTGGGATCATCGAAAATGGGGGTGGGACCGCCAGGCGGCGAGCCGGACCGGCCGTCGCCACTGCGGGGGTAAAGGTCCTCCGGTGAGTCGGTTTGCCGGTACTTATCCAGCATCCGGCCGATGGACTTGGCACTGTACCCGTTGAGGCGCCACCACTTCAGCACCTCCCGCCACACGTCAAGGTCGTCGACCCGTGCCTGCACTTCCTCCTTCTGGCGGGCGTTGGGCCGGTAGTCTGGAAATTCTTCGTGGTAGGCGTCAAGCGGGGTCTTCCCCTCGCGCGCGCCCGCGGTGGTGTTATCTACTTCTTTTCTCTCTACTTCGTCCTCATCTCGTGAAGGGTCCCCCTTCATGTCATGAGGGGTCCCCTCCTCATCTCGTGAAGGGTCCCCCTCGACAGAATCCTCCTCGACGGGGCACCCCAGGAGGTAGAAAATGTGGGACGTCTGGCGACCGCTTTCTTCCTGCCGCTGGACGTAGCCGATCCAGCCGAGATCTCTGAGCGCCCGTATGCTGTCACGGACCTTGTTCGGCGAACAATCGACCATGTCCGCCACGGACTGAATGGAGGGATAAGCTGTGCTGGAGTCATCGGCGAAAGATGCAAGTGCGGTATACACCGCAATCCCGTACACGCCAAGCTCATCTCCATGCTCGCGGACGAGCTCTCGGCGCATCCAGAGCCAGTTGCTGTTGCGGGTGTCTCGGACATCAAATTTCATCGGTCTAGAGCTCTTTGAATGAGTATTTTGCGTTTGGACTTCTTCACTTCCGTTGTCGTCTCGCTGTTGTGCTGGGTCTGGCAGCACAGGCGAAAAAGCATCCGTTCGTACGGGCTCATTTTCGCCTTCGCGTGCTCAATCCGGCGCAAGCGGGCGTTGGTGTTGGCCCGGCGGCGCTTCCACTTCTGACGGCGCCTCTGGACTTCTGACAGGACCTCAGACCGATCATTGCCAGGCGGTCCCTCTCCCTCACAAATGTCGGTGAAGTCCAGTCCGAGCGCCGCGACGACCTCTCTCGGCGTGCAGCCGGCCCAGCAGTGCAGAACAACCGGCTGCTCCTCGCCCTCTGTGACCGACAGGCTCGGGTCGTGGTCGTCGTGTGCGGGGCAAAGAGCCATCCAGCCGTCGGACACCTCCCTGACTCCCTCCAGCCGAGAAAGAACCTCCTGAATCTCATCCATCGGTAAAAAGCAGGTCTCAGAACGGCAGCTGATCATCCGGCTCATAGCTCTCATTCTCGCGCAGGACCTCCTCGTCGAGCATCATGTTGGCGACGGTCTGGACCTGGCCGACGGCCACTTGCCCCAGGCTCTGCAGCTGCAGCGCGTCCAGGACTCGGGCCATGTAGCCGTGGTCGCGGCCACAGTACTCGGCGAGGCCCTTGAGTTTTTCGTCCAGCATGGTGCCGTTGACCTGACATCCAAAGGCAAGCGTGTCTTCCGGGTGCTTCTGGGCCTCGGCGACGAGGGCATCGGCGGCCTGCTCTTTCGTCGGGGCTGACTGGCTAGATTGGTCAT